AGTGGGTTTAACTTTTTCCCCCAGCGCGCGATTATTTTCTTGCAATGGGTTTAACTTTATGGCACTATATCGAACGCACAAACAAAGGAGCCTTTTTGATGCGCACACTTAATCTTCCCCACGAAATCACAGTCACAGTCGCCCAGCCTTATGAAGAAGGCTACGTGCTAACCGCAACCGAAGCTGAAAAGCTCAACCAAGTCTTCGCTGACAGCATCCGCACATCTCTAATGTCCAAGCTCAAAAAGCTCGACAACGACAGCGTAGACCATGCAGAGGTCGAAGCGCAGTTCCAGCAGTTCGCTAACAACTACGGATTTTCAATCCGCACACCGAAAAACGCCGCAGATCCCATCGCCAAAGAGGCGAACAAGATCGCAAAAGAACAAGTGTTCGCAGCAATCAGGAAGAAGGGCGGTAATCCTGCAGATTACTCTGCGGAACAAATCGCGGAATACGTTACGAAAGTTCTGCAGCACAAACCAGAAATCCGTGAGGAAGCTGCACGTCGCATTGACTCAAGCCGCAAAATCGCCGGGGATCTTCTCGATGACCTCCTCGACGAGGCGGCATGATAGGAAACACGGCCAGCACCGCTGATGCGAAAGCTCAAGTGTTGGTCTTCGTTCAAGGTTCGACTCCTTGAAAACAGGGGCATATACCTCCCGCCCCTGCTCTTGGGGGGAGCTTCCGGGCTCCCCTCCTTTTACACTAACCTAATGGCCTTTTAATGCGCGAAGCTGAACTCCTCTACGAAGCCTACAATTCTGACTTTGGTATAGAAGTCGAGCTTTTCGGGAACTACCAAGTATCTCTGCAAAGGTTATACGCAGCAAAACGCAAAGACCCTGACCTTGAAATCATTCAAATCTTCAAATCCCCATCCTCTCACACTCACATCTGGATAGTTAAAAACGACACCTTGCGCCATCCCAATGCGCCACAGGCGCAGCCAATTAAACAAAACCCACAAGGCGACGGACCTCTTTTTTCCTTAGCCGACCTTTTTGGAGACGAATGACATGGGCGCGAGGCTCGAAGACGAAACCACGAAAATTCACTTCCACATTTTTTCAAAGGATCTTGAACGTATCGACGCGCTTTTCTGCCGACAGGGGCATCGCACGGTCGGGCGCTCCAAGGCCTTACGTCTTATCATCCATTCTTACCTTTCACATCTGGAGAAGAAGTCAAATGCCAAACCAGTCAAATTCGACCCAACCGTTGCCGACATCATTGCCTGACGGCGACCCGCTCGAGGAGGCATCAGAATTCTCCCTCGAAGAACTTATGAACCGCGCCCCGCAAATTTCTGACACCGAAGCTGACCAGATCATTTCATATCTTCGTGCGCAGAGGGAAAAGTTCGCACAACAAGAGGCAACGCCGAAAGTCAAGAAGGAGCGCAAGGCTCCCGCAAAAGGCCCAAAACCAAAACTATCAGTTGATGAATTACTCTCAGGCCTAGATTAAACCGCCAAAGGAGCCCTTGGCATGACATCTTCAGAACTACAAGAACTCGTTGACTCTCTGCGCCATCAAGCAGGGACGTGGATGGGAGACGAGGCGTGTGAGCAACTCGAAAGACTTATTCAATACACGCTAAAACTCCATGAGCGGTCCACATTAATCGACGCAAAGTTAAAGCAAGGCTATCGGTTTGTTCAAACCGGCAGCGGTCAACATTCCACCAACTAAGTCAGGGACGCCCCATGACCACGAACAATTCACTTTCCAAAATCTCCCTCAACTTTCAGATCGCTTGGGACTCTACATCCATCGGCGCATTCAAAACATGTCCGAGGCTCTACCAGTTGTCCATTCTTGAGGGCTGGCAGCCACGCGAGATCAGCGTTCATCTAACTTTCGGTTTACATTTCCACTCAGCCCTCGAACGCTACGATCACCTTCGCTTTGGTGGCATGGACTACGACCAAGCACTTCGTGAAGTCGTGAAATATGTGTTGACAATTACATGGGACGAGAAGAAAAATCGCCCGTGGATCTCAGACGATCCAAACAAAAATAGACTCACGCTGCTCCGCTCGGTTGTTTGGTATTTGCTGCAATTCGCCGACGACCCAATCGAAACGGTCCGTTTGGCCAATGGCAAACCAGCGGTTGAATTGTCGTTCCGCTTTGACAGTGGTTACACCACCTCACAAGGCGAGAGCATTTTGCTTTGTGGTCACCTTGACCGCCTCGCCATGCTGAACGGCAAGGCCTTCGTGCTTGACCGCAAGACCACAAAATCCACAATCAATTCTTCCTTCTTCGACAAGTTCTCTCCCGACAACCAGATGACGCTTTACGCTATCGCCGGGAAGGTCGTTTACAACATCCAGATCGAAGGGATCATTGTTGACGGCGCGCAGATAGCACAATCATTCACACGCTTTCTACGCGGCACAGTTCCAAGGTCCGAACCAGTCCTAGAAGAATGGTATTACGACCTTGGGCAGTATTTAGCCACCGCAGAGTTGTATGCTGCTAATGGCTACTGGCCGATGAACGACAAATCTTGTGGCCAGTATGGCGGTTGCCCGTTCCGCAAAATATGCAGCCTTCCACCTTCTGTCCGACGCGAGTGGCTCCAAGCCGACTTCACCCGTCGCGTCTGGGACCCTCTCCAAGTCCGAGGTGACATTTGACAGACTTAATCATCATCCTTGTTGGCACATTTGTCATCACCATTACTCTCGCAGCTTTATGGAACCAATAACATGCCTCCACTTTCACAACATCATTCATCCACAACCACAAAGCTGCTTTTCGTTGGCGATAGCGGAGCGGGAAAGACCGGCGCACTTGCCAGCCTTGCTTCCGCTGGGTTCAAGATTCGCATTCTTGACCTTGACAACGGAGTAGATGTCCTACGCGACCTCCTGACCAACGGGAAGTATTCAAAAGACGCCATTGAGAACGTGGAGTATGTCACGATCACCGAGCCAATGAAGAACCAAGGGGGAAAACTTGTTCCCGCCAAGGCCTCTGTCTGGCAGCGTGTCGCCGGAATGTTAGGCGATTGGAAAGATGGCGACAGGTCGCTTGGCTCCATCACCACATGGGACGACAACACAGTTCTTGTCATTGACTCCCTCACCATGCTTTCTGATGCCGCCCTGTCCTACATCCTCGCCATGAACGGACGCCTTGGCCAGCACCCGCACCAAGCCGATTGGGGCCTCGCGCAAGCCTTGGTCGAGAATTTGTTACGAATGCTCTACGACGAGGGGGTGAAATGCAATGTGATTATAAATTGCCATATCAAACCGATGGGAGATGATAATGGGGCTGATAAGTTCTATCCCAATACACTAGGCAAAGCGTTGCCCCCCAAAGTTGGTAGATATTTTAACACAGTCCTTCTTGCCCAGTCTTCGGGCAGAGGTGCAAATATTAAACGTCAGATATTTACAACATCCCAAGGTTCTGTGGAGTGTAAAACAACCGTCCCTTCAAAAGTCCCACAATCATATCCGCTTGAGACTGGTTTGGCTGATTACTTCAAAGCAATCAGGGAGACAAAATGATGAAATGCTCTGTAGAAAATTGTGAAAATGCTCCTTCCCGAAAAGGAATGTGTAATTTGCACTATAGGCGTTTTCTTAAACATGGTGACGTAAACTACAGATCTCGCAGACCTTCTAATATGGTTTGTGAAGTGACTGATTGTGGCAAAGATGCAAGAGCACTTGGTCTATGCAACATGCACTACCATCGTCATCTGTCAGGAAAGCCAATAGGAGATGCGGCTCTTTTACGAAGGCAACAAGGATCTGGGACAATACACAAAGGAGGCTACATAGAACTTATGGTTGCTGGAGAAAAAGTTCTTGAACATAGACTTATTGCTGAAAAAGCATTGGGCAAGAAACTACCTCTCAAAGCAATTGTTCATCATGTGAACGGAAATCCAGCAGATAATCGCAATTGCAATTTAGTAGTGTGTCCAGATCAAGCATACCACATGCTGCTTCATTTACGGCAGAAAGAATTAAATTACAACGGAACTGCGTTGTAGTCACAAGTTTCCGCAGTCAAATGCGGAAAACCGGCCCATCACTGGGTCTATTTTTAACGGAGAAAATATATGTCAGTAAACTTCAAAGACCTCTTATCAACCAAACTTGATGATGTAAAAGCCCCTTCAGCATTACCCGAAGGCACTTATCATGGAACAATTTCATCCTTTGAATATGGAGACAACAATAAGAATAAGACGCCTTACGTTCGTTTCGCTCTTAAATTTCACTCAACCTCAGACGACGTAGATCCAAAGGACCTTGCAGACATCGACCTCGCATCTCGCAAGCTTTCCACGGACTTCTACCTCACACCAGACGCCCGTTGGAGACTCAAGGAATTCCTTGTTTCTCTCGGCCTCAAGACTGACGGGGGCTCATTTGATGAGTTAATCCCGGAAGCTGTTGGTCAGAGCGTGATCGCGTATGTCACGCAGCGTTTCAATCCAGAACGCCCTGACGATCCGCCACGCAACAACATCAAGTCGGTAAAAGGTGAGGCATAAGGCTTACGCCTATTAATCACAGAGGGGGCGAGGAGCCATTTGCCCCCTCTAC